CCAAATGCAGTTTTATCAAAAGCGGGACCGGTATCCTTAGAATTAGCAAATGAAGCTGTATTAGCAGCACTAGTACCGCCGATGCCTCGTTGGGCACTTTCTTCTAGATCATAAATCTGCATCTTAGCTCGATCAATACCGACTACAAATCGACGATAGTAATCTAATGCACCCCAACGATTTTTCAATTGCTTCATCATTAGTTGGCCAAGATTATCTAGCTCTTCAGTTGTAATCAAACCGATAATACAATCAGCAGTGTGAGTTATACCCATAGACTCTGAAGTATTAGTAAGATCAACGTCAGAATTACCGTAACCATCACGATTGAATTGAGACGAAGTAACCACAGCACAATTGTATTCCATTGCAAGACCACGTACCTCTTCAGCAATTGATTTTACTAGAGTATAACTATTTGCTGCAGCAGCACCTTTAATACGTTGCGACGCACAAATATTCAAGTAATCGATAAAGATTACATCAGGAGTAAAGTTCTTCTTCATTTTTAATTCATTAAGCAAATGACGGAAGTGACCAACGTGGGCAGAACCAGTAGGATATTCTTTAATAACTAATTGACCAGTACACTTCGATTTGATACGTTCCATGCGCTTTTTATAAACATCACGTGGTAATACTTTTAGTTCATCGAGAGTAACATCCATCATATTAGCATCAATACGCTCAGCTACACGTTCTTCTGCCATTTCCATAGTAATATAGAGACAGTTCTTACCAGTCATTAGATAACTAGCAGCTGCGTGACATTTAACGAGAGATTTACCGCCGCCCGTTGTGGCTAGCAGTACAGTCATAGACTTACGAGGTAAGCCGCCTTTAGTAATTTTATTTAGAATATCAATATCGAACGGCATGCGTTCTTCTTTACGGTGATAAAATTCATAACGATCATCAGCATCTTCAATAAAATCGTGACCTACCGATGTATCAAAACTGATACCCAGTGAGTCGGAAAGGAGCTGGGGAATAGCACCTTTGTCGTGTTCTTTATCTTCGCCATCCATAATCAAAATAGCTTTACGGATAGAATTGAATAGATCTTTATCTTGGCAGAACTTTTCAGTTTCTTTAACAAGCCAGTCAAAATCAGTAGCATTATCTACTTGTAGACCGTCAACAGCATTCATCATACCTTGGTACGAAGATTCGTTTAAGTCTTTGCGCTTATCTAAGGAGATTTTAAGAGCTTCAATTGAAGGTGGCGCTTTGTATTCTTCAACATAAGTTGAATATGTATCAAAGATCTTTGTAAGATTACTATCATCAAAGTATTCACCTTTAATATAAGGATAAACTTTACGATAATATTCTTCGTTAAATATAAGATTTGCTATAACAGTGTTTTCAATCATTGAATATTCCGATTATTAGTTGAGTACTGGCGACCAATATAATCAGCCGCCAGCACATTCAAGTATTATTTACTATAATAATATACATCATATAGAATGTCAACTATTAATTTTCGTCTTCGTCATCCAAGTCATCAAGTACAGCAGTTACGCGCTTACTTTCATCATCATCTTCACGCATAATGGAACCAGAGGCACCAATTGTAAAGTTGTTCTTAATGAATGTACTGAAGTCTGTTTTCTCAAACATCATGAGCCAAAAATCTTTATTATCATTGACTTCTTTAGCTCGCATTAGTTTTTCTGAAATAACTTCACCAGTTGCTGGATTAATTGCTTCATACCAACCAACCTTCGGCTTATTCAGATAACCACCTTTCTCAGCAATCTCCATTAGACCAGACCACTTAACAATACCACCTTCCCAAGATACCGAGACTGGAATCTTAGACTTCTCTTTAACATGTCGAGATTTCTCAATGTTAATAATGAAGTGATAGCCTTGAATTTCAGTGCCAACTTTATCTTGCTGACGACCAATAATCCAAATTGCATCGGCTGAATAATAAATTCCTGTGCCACCAGAAACAACAGCCTTAGGAAACAATCCAATCTCTTGATACGTGTGGTTCACAGCAATCAATGGAATATCTTTAAGGTTGAGGTGTGGTGTTACAATACGGAAGAGAGATTTAAGAGCTTTAGCCCGTGACATATCTGCTACCGATTTACCGTCGAGTGCATCAGCAACTTCTTTCTTAGAAGCAAGGTTGCCAATAGAGTCAATAACAATAATGACTTTTTCACCTTTAGTAATTTGGTCAAGTTGATGTGCAATATCAAACTTAAGCTCTTCAACATTGGTAATTGGAGTGTGTACAACACGCGTCATGTCAATACCAAATGATTCAAAGTAAGCTTGTGGTGTACCAAATTCCGCATCATAAAACAAAAGTACTGCATCTTTATTACGCTGCATATAAGCACCTGCCATCAACAAAGCGAATGCTGACTTAAAGTGCTTAGAAGGACCTGCCAAGACTAAGAGTCCTGGAGAGACGCCGCCATCAATTCGACCTGATAGTGCAACGTTAATCATTGGCACATTAGTTGGTGCCATATCTTTCTTGCCGTAAACTTTCGATTCCAATAAAGGAGCCGACATCTTAATAGTGCTGTTCTTAACGAGTTTATCTAGTAGACTCATAATTTAATTTCCTTCTACGATTGAAAGCAGTTTAGCTTTATAAGCCTGAATCTTTGCTACACGGTCTGGCCAATAAATTGTTGACTTGTCTGAGTTTTTACAAAGATTATCCAAGAACGGCGAAATAGATTTATACAGAAGTTCTAGTCTGTATTCAAGATCATCAGCAGCAACTTTGGCATCAGTTAGTTCGTCTGCCAAAGACTGCTTTTCGATGCTGATATTATGAATAGCATCTTCGGCCGCAGCTTCTTTTTCTTGAAGCTCTTCATCAATGAAGCTGAAGCCGAAGTCAAAATCTAAAACCTCTTCATAAGAAGTTTTATTAACCATTCGCTAGTTCCTTGAAGATCGACAGGTCGTCATCGTCGTCATCCATAGACATATTGCTTGAAGGCTCTGGAGCTGCTTCTTTAAGAGTTGGCGTAGGAGCTGCACTAGAAGAGTTACCCATACTGCTTAAGTCAAACTCGTCATCTTCTGCTTTTGCAGGAATTGAAGCTTCTTCGTCAAGCGCAAGTACACGGAACAATTTAGTTTTCAATTCGTTATAAGACTTAAAGTTCTTAGGATCAACCAGTTCTTGCAGTGAGTGTTCTGCGTTGTAGATACGCTCTAGTTCTGCATCATCTTCAGAGACCGGTGAAGGACTGTCGAATTCTGATTTGTCGTAGTTAGGATAACCTTCAAACTTACGGATCTTAAGGCGGAAGTTAGCACCTTCCCAAAGATCAAAAGGGTTAACCGGTGTTTCATCTTCAAACTGTGGGTTCATAAGATCGTTCAACTTATCGAAGATTTTCTTACCGAACTGATACATAAAGACTTTGCCATCATTATCTGAGTTAGCTGGATCTTTAACAACAAGAATGTTAGCGATGTATTTCAGACGACGCTTTTGCTTACGAGCAAGAGCTTTATCATCGTCAACACCAGAATTCCACAATTTACCGTTGAATTCGGAAACTGGATCATCTTGGTTGATAGTAGTAAGGGAGTTTTCGATGTACCATAGACCTGTTGGGCCTTGGAAACCGTGATCCCAGATGCGTACGAATGGCATTTCTTCACCGGCCGCGGCAGGTAAGAAACGGATAATCGCGAAACCGTTACCAGCTTTATCGCGGGTTGGCTTCCACATTTTACCTTCGTTAGGATCTGAGTAGCTCTTAGTTGAGATTTTTTCGAGCTGAGAGTTCAATTTGTTAAGTGAACTAGAACGGTTCTTTTTGAGTGCGTCAAATGACATATTTGATATTCCTTGTATTTGCTGTATATAGCATTGGTTATATTTGCGATGTGTGTTGTGGATTACTCCACCATCTATTTATTAGAAAAAACGATCTCGGACAATATCCTTAAGCTTTTTTTCGTCAATCTGTAGAAAGGGTTTATATTTCTTCATTAGCCTTATTATATCATAAGCTACGATTTTGTCAACTACTTCTTTGTCCCAATAGGGAAAAATATTTGCAATGTGCGAAAGTATAGTAATTGTTTCAAGACTAACTTTTCTCTGCATATACATAGTCATAATTAATGGATGCTGTCCATTCACTGCAGTAAAGTTAGCTTGAAAGTTATCGTCAAGAGAGCTTAGATCGCTTTTGAATGTACGAGATAAAGAATCCATCTTGCGCTGCCATTCAATATAACGATCTTCACCTTCTTGTTCGATAATCTCACGAATCCAAGCATTTGGTTTAACTACCATATTAGCAAGCATAAGCTGTTCTGGATTATCTTTGCGAGAAAGCTTTTCAAAGAAATAAGCGTCATTGCGAGTTCTAAATTTATCGAACGAAGCTCTTATCTTTCCGTGATAACGGTGATAGTCGTAACCATCAGTAGTAAAATGCTTTTTCATTGCAAGGTACTTTACATACCACTGAAAGGATTCTTCATTAGCATAACTCTGTGATGTCTTTATCATCTTTATTCACCATTCTCAATTCAATCGCGTCACTTCGTACTTTTTCTTTTAAAATAGAAGATTTCTTTACAATTTCTGCAACAGTCTCAATTTCTAGACCATTAATTTCGGCGTATTCTACTAAAGCATCAATGTAGTTTACGCCAGAAGCTAGCATTTCTTGTATATCATGATGTACTTTTTCTGGTGTTCTTGGTGCTATCATAGTGGTGCTATCCATTTAATGGTGTAATCCCGGCTATCCAGTTCTGTGCAGCTGACTGCGCAAACTGCATGTTTTTGTTTTCATAAACTTCTTCTTTAACAAATTCACCATTGATAAAGCACCGAATACCAGCTGTAGATTCGGTAGCAAAGAACTCTGCTTTAAGTGATTGACCAGCTTTTTCAGCTAGTATAGTGTTATTTGACATTTTTTCTCTCCTGTATGTTAGATGACGCTTTTACACTTCCGCAATATATGCAATAGCAAACCGTTACATCAAACCAATGAATACCAAACATTAGTTGTTTAGTACCACGTGTTATATCTACTCTATCACAACAACCACTGATTGTCAACTCTTTTTTTGGCAATTGACGATTTAAATTTGGTATTGGAGCAACTGGAGTAATTTTCATTTATCTTTCCTCAAATAACACATCATTAACATATCGTTCTTTATCTTCTTCTGATATTCCCATTCCAAGAATAGAACGATGTAGATGCGGATTAAGTTTCTGATTAGAACAATATTTGTTTAATTGCGGTAATGTATTACGATTTGCAACAAAAGAATCTCTTTTTATGTTTGTTAGATAGTAATTTAACAGATTAGTTGTTGCACTAATGAATTGATCTAGTTCTTCTTCAGTATTAATATTACCAACTGCTATCATATTTTCAGAGAAAATTTCTTTAGCCCAAGGCGGAAGTTCTCTAGGCTTATTCCACTCAAGATCTTTTGTTGCTTCAGCCATATATTCGTTATAAGGATGATCAAATCCGCCTAGCGGTGAATAGTCCATAAACGAGCCAGTGATTTTCTTTGGTCCAGCTACGATATCAAAGCCAAGAATCGGAAGTTCATAACCAATACGCGGAAATATGTTTACGTGCATTAGCCATAGACCTTTACCATCTGCTGGTTTAATCGTTTTTAAATGGCACTTATATATCTCACGTGAGTTCCAAAAAGTATCATTCCAACCTTCAAAGTGAAGATCTTCTGTATATTTTTCATTATCATAAAGATCGAAATGCTTATTAAACTGATCATTGATGTACTCGGCGTACTTATCAAGTCTGTCCCAAAGATCCATCAATTGTTCCTCTATTCATTAGCTAAAATTTTTATATAAAGATCCCCGTTAAGAGGATCTTATTCGACTACTAAAGAGTTAATCATTTAGCTTTTTTAGCTTTCCTTGCTTTACGAGCCTTAGCCCAAGCATGAGTAACTTTAGTTTCAATGACTTGCTTGATCTGCGCCCGCTTAGCACGAGCCGCTTCACTTCTACCCATTCTTTCTGATTTTGTCATATCTTTATTAATTTCGATATCAACAGTTTCGACATCTTCAACAATAAGTTCAATTACGGGTTCTTGCATGTTTATCTCCATTTTGTCATTTCTTATAGTAATTATATACTAAAACTTAGTGGGTGTCAACCTATTCTGTCATTTGTTTAGATAATTCATCAAACAACATTGATGCAAAATCAAAGCATACTTTAGCTTCATCTGCCATATCATCTGAAAGAAGTGTTCTAAACTCTTCAATGAGAACTTTAGTGTCTCCTTCAAATTCATACATTAGACCATTGCCAGGTGTTTTCTTTTTAATGATTTGGCCGCCATGAAGTTCACCAAAGTGACGAACATACATATGTGCTAATAGAGCTTCGTTATCATCAGCTTCAGCCAAGGCTTCAACGTGAGCAATATACTTATCTACTGATGGTGGGAACTTGCCGTCTGGCTCAAAACCGTATGCTTCTTCTAGCTGACGAATATCTTGAAACATTCGAGGTGCTCTGTGAATAGCCTTTAGGTTTGGTGGAATGACTGTAACCCGCTCAAGTACTTTGTAGTTGAGATATTGACATTGCAAGAATTTGTAATACAGTGCTGGGTCAATGTTACCAGAGATAAGTTCTTT